TGACTTGGCGGCCGAAACTCCTGAAGAGTCTGCAGCTCGTTATGGATTAAATTCAGAGGTTCCTGACGACGTAGCCAAGGATCCTAATGTTCAGGTTTCTAAAGATTATAATTTAATGCGGCCTAGCGGTGGTACACATCTTCATCCGGATATTGCACGCGATAATTACAATAGGCCTTTATCTATTGGTGAGACCGGTGTAGTTACTCGAACAGTTTCAGAGCATGTATTTGCAGGTGAGGCTGAACTAGACGATAAGGGCTTGTCTAAAACTAAAGATGAAGTAGATTCCTCTGACGAAACTGATGACGAAGAGTAAATGTCTCAAACAGACGAATGGGTTTCCGCCGAGTTTAAACGCTTGGCGGAAATCATTAATGAATATGATTCCCACCTGTGGCTAGAGTGGATTCCTCCAGAACATCAAATACATTTAGTAGATAAATCTAAAGTATTTCGAATTGTAGATGATAGAACTAATAATATTGTGCTTTATGCAGATTCTTTAGCTAATCCTCCAGACATTTTAGCCAGATTATGGTCTATGGATCAACAACATGGAAATGTAGTAGCTAGATTGGATGCACATAATGCGGCTGTACAGGCTTTACGTCTTAAAGAACAAATAGATGAGATGGATGCTGCAAGAGATTTTACAGTGTTTGTAGGGAAAAATACTAAAAGTCGCTGGCATCACGAAGGAAGAGTTCGTGATGAGGAATTTAGAGATCTCGGTCCTATTAGAACTGTAATCGATAAATGATTGTATCTGATATCATTACACGAGTACGTCGTACATTTGGAGATGAAGCTGCTGTTCAAGTGCAAGATGCTGATATTATTAGATGGGTTAATGATGCTCAAGTTGAAATTGTAAAACGTAATGAAAGTGCTTTACAGGAAACTGCTTTTGTTAATTTAGTCGCTAACCAAGCTAGTTACGACTTACCTACAGATTTATTACTCCTAAGATCTTTACGTTTTAAGTATTCTAGTATGCTTAGTTTTAGTAGAATTAGTTATTATAACATGCAACAGTTTGATGAAATTGTAGACGGTTGGGATGGAACTTCTTACGGTTCAGGTAGTCCTTTATACTATACTGTCTATGAGAATCAAGCAATTTTATTTCCAACACCTAGTCAAGCATCTATAAACGGATTAAAAGTTTTATATAATAAAAAACCTGTAGATGTTGCATTAACCTCTGATACTCCTAGTTTACCTCTTATTTACCATAATTCAATTGTTAGCTACTGTATGTGGCAGGCTAGTTTACTTGATGAAGATCACGATCCTGCAATTATGTATCAGACTACTTTTCAAGACGATATTCATCAACTAAAAAATAGAGAAACAAGTGAAAATATTGAAAAATATCCAGTTATTACTGTATTGGAGTACGACTCTTAAGGAGGCTGAATGACTACTCAGAACTTACGATTAGGACCTTTTAATGGAGGATTAAATATTAGTTCTGATCCTGTACTTATTGCAGATAATGAATTAAGTACTTGTCTAAATTTAGAATTAGATATTGATGGTTCTCTGGTGAGTAGACCTGCTATTTCTCTTACATTTACAGGAGGCGATAACTTTAGAGTTTTTATTTTTGGATCTGTAGTTTTTAGTGGTACTTTATATCTCTTTGCAACGCATAACGGAAAAACTTATGTTACTTCAAATGCAGGAAATACTTTTACTGAATTAAATCCAGGAGGTACTTCTCGCGAGTGTAAAACTATGGAAGTTTATGCTAATACTGTTTGGTTGCCCACAACATTTGCTAGTGCTGCTGGTTTAGGTATGTCATGGACTCCAGGTGGAGGAGCAGTTACTGTAGCTGCGATGCCTAGAGCAGAGAAATGTGTTGTTCATAAGAATAGGTTGTATGTGGTACCAGGTGAGAATGCTACTTCTAATTCTTCGCGTCTTACTTTCTCGCAATCCGCAGATTTTACCACATGGCCTGGAACAAATTTTATTGATGTTCAAAATGGAGACGGAGACACACTCAATAATCTTATTGTGTATCAAGATAGTCTTTTACTATTTAAAGGTGAGAGTACTCATGTACTGGCGTATGATCTCGATCCTGCTGATGCAATTCTTCGTGAAATTAATCCAGTAGTTGGATCAACAGGTAGTTTAGGATTAATTCAGTACGAAAATACTGTGTATACAATGCATAGAAATAAAATATATGAAGTTACAAACTATAACTTTTCACTTCTCAATTTAAAAGTTCCTCTTGTTTTTGATAATGCTTTGCCTACCGGTACAACTACACGCTATGAAAATCAGCACTTAAGTACTTTGGGTGAACGTCTTATTGTTAGATATTTTAATAGAACATATTCTTTTCATTTGCGTACGCGTACTTGGGGAGAGTGGAAAAAGACAGATGATACATCTACTATTGAGTGGCATGTTTTTGGTCCTTTAATTAGAGCTAGAGACTTAACAGGTTCAGGAGTAGATTCGTATTATACATCTTATTCTTTTGATGTATCATCTGGTGGTTATAAATTAATAAAAATTATTGATGGAAGATCTAGTGGAGCCACAGAGGGTGCAGGAGTTCATAAATTTTATTGTATAGCCACTACTAAGACTTACGATATAGCAGATCCTATTAGGTACAAAAAACTGTTTTGGTGGGGTGCCGATATTCTTTCAGGACAGAGTATTACTGGATCTATTACACCTATTACTCTTATTAGCTCTACTACATGGGATGCATTAACTACTCAGACTTGGTCTAGTTTAAATACTTGGGGTAATCCTACTCTAGGAAGTACAAGTTTTGTAGAAACTATTGCGGCTGATAACATTGCTAATACCAATAAATTGATCAAGTTTGGAAAAACATTAAGGTTTAGAAAAGCTAATTTTTCGTTACAGTTAGAAACTAACGGTTCTACTACACAACCTACTAAGATTTTTCAATTTACTGCTATGGTTGGTCTCAAGGAACTTGTTAGTGCGAGAGCTTCATGATTGGAATCCAGAAAGAACATTTTATTGTAGGGTCCTATACAAAACCACATCCCTTTTTAAAATGTAATATTTACAAAGTAGAATATAGATGTGCAGATGCTTTCGCTAGATCTATTGGTAAACAATTAGCTGAGGGACCTACAGAATTATTACCTGATAATTATTATGGAGTCGTGGAACTCTGGCCTCTTGTTTACGGAGGTGATTAAATGCTTTTTCAAGGGCAGCAGTATTTACCCTATGCAGCTGGCAAGAAAATCTATGGGGGAGGCAGGGACGCTCCTAATCTTGGCCCTGTAGACCCTACAGGACATCGAGAGCGAGATTTAAAATATCAAGCACGCAGAGATGCGATGCTAAGGCGTTTAAAGGCACTCAAAACAAAGAATTATGCAAGCTCTGATGTCGGGAGGTTAATTTAATGATTGCAGCAGATAACGCCAACGGTAGTGGCGGTGGAGGAACTATTGTAGGAAGTGTTCTTCCTAAGGTACTTGCAAAACCTAAGCCAAAAGTTAGGCCTAGGAAGCCTGCTGTACGAGCTCGTCCCCATACTTCTGGAGGAAATAATAATAATTCAGGAGGAAATACTAAGCCTCATACTTCTGGAGGTGGAGGAGGCGGCGGTAAGCCTGTTTCTGTAGCACCTAAGCCTAAAGCACCTGTTATTCCTTCTATTGCTGCTTTCTTAGGTGGTGATTCTGCTTATCAGCAGGCACTTGCTGGAGGAAAACGAACTCTAGCAGATTATATTAGTGACATTGCTCGTCGTAGAACTGAAGCTACAACACAATACGGCCAAACTAAATCTAGTATGGAACACGATCGCGCCACTCAGTTAGATGATTTACGACAGGAATATGCATCTCGGGGTCTTATTAATTCAGGTCTTTTTGGTGAAGCTCAAGGAAAGTTTCAACAGCAGTTTACAGATCAGTTAAATTCTCTAGACCAGCAGCAGTCTGGTTTACTTGCAGATTTACTTTCTCAACAGAAAAATTATCAGCGAGAATATGATTTAGCTGTTCAGCAAGCAAAGCAGGATGCATTAGCACGTCGTGCTGCTCAGTACCGTATTGGATAATTATAATGTCTCTATTTGGTAGTGGATACAGCGGTGGATTAATTAATCAGTTATTAAAAATGCTTCCTTCTGCTAATTACGGTTTTAATCAATTTAAAAATATTTTACCTCATTCTACTGGTCCTTTTGTACCTGGAGCTTCTATACCACATAGGCCAGGGGCTACTCCTGTAATTCCTAAACAGCAAAAACCAGGGCCAAATATTTTAGGTAATGTTTTAGGTTTAGCTGGACAGCTAGGTAGTTATCTTAAACAGGCTAATGATCCAATGACACAACTGTATTCTCAGTTATTAGATCAATTACAACAGCCCGTACAACAGCCAGATCAAATTAATACAGAAGATTTAATGAATCAAGTTAAAGCAGCGCTTAATCCTCTATATGATCAACGTGCCGCCACAGCTCGTGCACAAGACGCTAGGGGAGAAGCTGATATTAAAGGAATGTACCAAGCACTTGCTAATGACTATAAACAACTTGCACCAGAACAGATGAAACAGGCACAGCAAGCTCAACAGGATATTTCTAGTATTTATGGTCAACTTAAAAGTAATATTGAAGGTAGTTACGGTAGGGTTTCTAACGATCAGGCTGACCTATTTAAGAAATTAGGAATTGAATCAGCACTTCCTACTGTCTTAGAAGAACAAGCTCCGGCAGTTACTAATGCTTTAACAGCTGCGTCAGAGAATCAAGCCGCACAGCAACAGCGCTATGAAGATATCGGTAATATAGATTCTACTTTTTATCGTGAAGGTTCTCCTAATGCAATTATGGCAGGTAATGAAGCAGCTACTAATCTTTTAAATCAACTTACAGATTACTTGAATCAAAATGAATCTGAGCGCACTTCTGGTATTCAAAGTGCTTATATGGATCAATTAGGTCAGGCTCAGAATAGATTACTGCAGCAACAGCAGTTGGCAAGTCAAGAAACTGATCGTAGACAACAAATGCTTTGGCAGATTTTAAGTGACCAATTAAAAGGCAGTCAACAACAGCAAGGTTCCGCTCTAGATCAATTTATGGGTCAGTTGCCTCCAAACATTCAGCAGTCTGTGGCGGGTGCTTTTACTCAATTGCAAAGAAGTCCAGAAGCTGTTTATGGAAAAGTTCAAGATCCTCGTAGTCCAGTTCCTGGAACTTTTGTTTCTGTTACTCCTCAGTGGTATGCTGCTCAAGCAGATAAAATGTTACAGAGTGGTCAGATTGATCCTGCTACACATCAAGCTCTTTTAATGTATTTGCAGCTTTATTTTGGTAATGGAAATGGCTGATCAAAAACTCAATGATATCTTAGC